GAGAAATGGGCTGCCTTCAAACGCTATAACATACGGGACGTCGAGACGGAAATGTCTATCCAGCAGAGGCTTAAGAAGTTCCCGGTGCCGGATGCCGTCTGGGACGAGTACCACATCGATCAGGAGATCAACGACCGTGGCGTCGCCATCGACCTGCCACTTGTCCGGCAGGCCATCGACATGGATGCCCGTTCCCGGTCAGAGCTGACCGAGGCCATGCGGCAGCTCACCGAGCTGGAGAACCCGAACAGCGTCCAGCAAATGAAGCAGTGGCTCGCGGATAACGGCATGGAGACTGATAGCCTCGGCAAGAAGGTCGTGGCAGAGCTCATCAAAACGGCACCGCCTGAGCTGCAGCGCGTCCTGATGCTCCGGCAGCAGCTTGCCAAATCCAGCGTCCGGAAATACCAGACGATGGTAACGGCTGTCTGCACCGATGGCCGTGCCCGTGGCATGTTCCAGTTCTATGGAGCCAACCGCACAGGACGCTGGGCAGGAAGGCTGATCCAACTGCAAAACCTGCCGCAAAACCACCTCCCGGATCTGGCTGAGGCACGTGCCCTTGTCCGCTCCGGTGACTACGACAGTGTCGAAATGCTGTATGAGGATGTGCCGGACACGCTCTCGCAGCTGATCCGGACATCCTTCATTCCCAGAAACGGCCAGAAGTTCATTGTCTCGGACTTTTCTGCCATCGAAGCACGCGTCATCGCATGGATGGCCGGTGAACAGTGGCGTCAGGAGGTCTTTGCCAAGGGCGGTGACATCTACTGCGCCTCGGCCAGCCAGATGTTCAAAGTCCCGGTTGAGAAGCATGGCATAAACGGCCACCTGCGGCAAAAAGGCAAGATCGCGGAGCTCGCCCTCGGCTATGGCGGCTCGGTCGGTGCCTTAAAAGCGATGGGCGCTCTGGAGATGGGCTTGTCGGAGGATGAGCTTCCCCAGCTTGTGGATGCATGGCGGCAGTCAAACCCGAAGATCGTGTCCTTCTGGTGGGATGTTGACCGGGCAGCAATGGAGGCCGTCAAGTTCCACCACGCCACCAAGACACACGGCATCCTCTTTTCCTACCGCAGCGGCATGCTGTTTATCACGCTTCCCTCCGGAAGGAACCTCGCCTATGTGAAACCCAAGGTCGGTACAAATAAGTTCGGCGGCGAGTGTATCACCTATGAAGGCGTCGGCGGCACAAAGAAATGGGAACGGCTCGAATCCTACGGAGCCCGGTTTGTGGAGAACATCGTGCAGGCGACCTCCCGTGACATTTTGTGCTACGCCATGAAGACGCTCCGCTGCTGCAGCATTGTCATGCACATCCACGACGAGCTCGTGATCGAGGCCGATCCCCGGATGTCGCTTGAGGCGGTCTGCGAGCAGATGGGCAGGACGCCCCCGTGGGCAAAAGGCCTTCTCCTTCGAGCTGACGGCTACGAAACAGAATTTTATAAAAAAGACTGAGCCTCCTTCGTCAAAAGCAGGCTGTCACCTCCAGTGGAAAGTAAGAAATGGGCGGTGACAGTCTGCCCGGAAAGGAGGCTTTTTTCATGAGTGTGGATTTACGCAACTGCGAAGGATACAAAGACCCAACCGCATACGAGGCACTTTCTGCTCTTGAACGCGAGGAGCGACGGGCTCTGCGTGCATTCAGGCCGATCGTCTATATCTGCTCACCCTATGCAGGAGACACCAGCCGGAACGTTGCCGCTGCCCGGAAGTACTCGCGTTTTGCCGTTGAGACCGGTTATATCCCTATCGCGCCGCACCTGCTGTTCCCTCAGTTCATGAACGATGGTGATCCCACAGAACGCGAGCTTGCTCTGTTCTTCGGGAATGCCCTGATGAGCAAGTGCTCTGAGGTCTGGGTATTCGGAGACACCATCTCAAACGGCATGGCAGCGGAAATCAGACGCGCACGCTGGAAGAACTACCGCCTGCGCTATTTCACAGAAGAATTGGAGGAACAATACGATGTTTGAAATTAAAGAGAATGACAGAATCCTGCCGGACGGCACCGAGATCACGACCTATACCCGTGACGTGATCAGCTGCAACCTGCTCGAAGTGGAAGCCGGGACGACCGGTTACATGGGCGGCGATACCGGCCACGGCGGACGCAGCTACTTCCGCATCAAGGATAACGGCGGCACAGACATGGAGGTAAACACCAGCGTCGACAGGTACGGCTGCAGGAGCCTCGAAGTCTTCCTCGGCGGTGACTGCGAGCTGGAAACCATGATCCGCGCACTGAAATTTATCACCAAGGTGCTGGAGGATGAGTCCAAGGAGGTGTGCGACTAATGATTACCCTGTACAGCGCAGACATTACCGGCAATCCCGGTAACTGCTCCTACCCCCACCGGCACGATGTAGTGGATGCGGACAGCCTGAAAGCGGCTGTCTGCCACGACTACGTATGCGCCGAATATAAGAACCACTACCGCAACAACGACAACTTCATCGGCAGTGATTGTCTCCCGGTCGATTGTGACAACGATCACTCCGAAGATCCCACCGAGTGGATCACCCCGGACGACGTGGCCGCTGCCTTTCCGGGCGTGCGCTTTGCCGTCCACTACAGCCGTTTCCACAACCGGGAGAAAAACGGCAAGCCTGCCCGTCCGAAGTTCCATATCCTGTTCCCGATTGACTTCATGACGGATGCGACCGCCTACAGCGACCTGAAGAAACTGGTCAATACCATCTTTCCGTATTTCGATACGCAGGCGCTGGATGCAGCCCGGTTCTTCTTCGGGACGACCGCTGCCGAGGTGGAGATCCGGGAAGGCAGCATGACCCTGACCGACTTTCTGGAGGACACCGATGCCTTTGATCAGGACATGGGCGGCGGCAGGTATGGCGACCGGGTCATCTCCGAAGGAAGCCGGAACGCCACCATGTCCCGTTTTGCCGGTCGCGTCATTAAAAAGTACGGCGATACCGACGAGGCCTACCAGTGCTTCCTCGATGAAGCTGCCAAGTGTGATCCGCCGCTCTCGGATGCGGAGCTTAAGACCATCTGGCGCAGCGCCCAGAAGTTCTTCTCCCGTGTCGCCTCGCAGGATGGCTACGTCCCTCCGGAGGTCTACAACGACGACACCAGCTATAAGCCGGAGGACTTCTCCGACGTCGGGCAGGCCGAGGTACTGGCAAAACACTTCTCGAATGAGCTCAGGTACTCACCGGCCACCCACTTCATCCGCTATACGGAACACTACTGGAAGGAAACAGAGCCCGGTGCGCAGGCGGTCGCCCATGAGCTGACACGCAGGCAGCTGAAGGAAGCCACCAAGGATATGCAGGAAGCTCTGAAGAAGATGGAAGACTGCGGTGCCCAGACCATCCTCGACGGCACCAGCAAGGCAAAGGCCGAACAGCTGATGAGCGACGAGCAGCTGGAGGCATATAAGGAATTCCTGTCTGCCAAGGCCTACCAGTCCTTTGCCCTCCGTCGCCGGGACTCCAAATACATCACCGCGACCTTAAAGGAATCGCACCCGATGCTGGAAATCTCACCGAGGGACTTGGACGCTGATCCCTTCGCGCTCTGCACCCCGACTGCCACCTATGACCTGCGGTGCGGCCTTGCCGGTGCCCGTGAACATTCGCCGGATGACTTCATTACGAAGATCACCTCGGTCTCACCCAGCAGCAAGGGAGAACAGATCTGGCTGGACTGCCTCGACCTGATCTTTTGCCATAACCAGCAGCTGATCAATTACGTCCAGATGATCTGCGGACTGGCCGTCATTGGCAAGGTCTACGTGGAAGCCCTGATCATCGCCTACGGCTGTGGCCGGAACGGTAAATCCACCTTCTGGAATGCCGTCTCTCGTGTGCTCGGCCTGTACAGCGGCAACATCTCTGCGGATACCCTGACGGTCGGCTGCAGACGGAACATCAAGCCGGAGCTGGCCGAGGCCAAGGGCAAGCGCCTGCTCATCGCTGCGGAGATGCAGGAAGGCGCAAGGCTTAACGACTCCACCGTCAAGCAGCTCTGCTCCACGGACGACATGTTTGCGGAGAAAAAGTACAAAGATCCGTTTTCCTTCACGCCCTGCCACACGCTGGTGCTCTATACCAACCACCTGCCTCGCGTCAGTGCGTCCGATGACGGCATCTGGCGGAGGCTGATCGTGATCCCCTTTGACGCCAAGATCGAAGGCTCCGGCGACAAGAAGAACTACGCTGAATACCTCTATGCCAACGCCGGTGAAAGCATTCTGGCGTGGGTGATCGAGGGTGCCAAAAAGGTGATCGAGCTGGACTACCGGATTCCTGTCCCGGAGTGCGTGCAGAAGGCCATTGATGAGTACCGCGCCCAGAATGACTGGTTCGGGCACTTCATTGAAGACAAATGCGATGTCGGGGACGGCTACCGGGAAAGCTCCTCGGCGCTGTATCAGGCCTACCGGAACTACTGCGTGGACACGAACGAGTATGTCCGCAGCACGGCAGACTTCTACTTTGCGCTGGAGAACGCCGGATATGAGCGCGTGGTGCTCAAGAGGAAGCGCTTCTTTACAGGCCTGCGCCTGAAAACCGACGACGGGGATTTTGATGATTTTCTGACCTGATCCCGGTATGTGACAAGGTGTATCAAGGTCATATACAAAAGTTCTCTTAGGCCTAAAAAAATCAGCCTAAGAAAAAGTCCAGTAAATGGCATTGATACACCTTGCACCTTGGCCGTTAATCGGCCTGATGGAGGTAAACGAATGCGAGAAAAGACAATAGAGAAAAAGCTGGCTGACGCAGTAAAGGGTCGTGGTGGTCTGGCACCGAAATTCACGAGTCCGGGCTTTGATGGCATGCCGGATCGGATCGTACTTCTGCCGGGTGGCCGTATGGCCTTTGTGGAGGTCAAGGCTCCCGGCAAGGCTCCGCGCCCTTTGCAGGAAGCGAGACACCGCCTGCTGCGCCAGCTGGGATTTAAGGTCTACGTCCTTGATGGCGAAGACCAGATCGGAGGAATCCTTGATGAAATATGTACCCCATGACTACCAGCGGTATGTCACCAACTATATCGAGACCCACCCTGCCTGTGCCGTCCTTCTGGACATGGGACTTGGCAAGACGAGCATCACCCTGACAGCACTCCTTGACCTGTTGTTCGACACCTTTGAGGCGCACCGCATACTGGTGATCGCACCCTTAAGGGTGGCACGGGACACGTGGCCAGCGGAGATCGAAAAGTGGGATCACTTAAAGCTCCTGACCTACTCCGTGGCGGTTGGCTCAGAGAAGGATCGCATCGCCGCCTTAAAGAGACAGGCTGACATCTATATCATCAACCGGGAAAACGTGCAGTGGCTGGTGGAACAAAGCGGCATCCCCTTTGACTTCGACACCGTCATCGTGGATGAGCTCTCTTCCTTCAAGAGTCACCAGTCAAAGCGCTTTAAGGCTCTGATGCGGGTGCGGCCACGGATAAAGCGGATTGTCGGGCTGACCGGTACCCCTTCTGCGAACGGCCTCATGGACTTGTGGGCAGAATTCAAGATTCTGGACATGGGTGAACGGCTCGGACGCTTTATCGGGATGTACCGCAACAACTACTTCACCCCGGACAAGCGGAACGGCCAGATCATCTACTCCTACAAGCTCCTGCCCGGTGCGGACAAGGCGATCTACAAGCGGATCTCGGATATCACCATTTCCATGAAGGCAGCCGATCACCTGAAGATGCCGGAGCTCGTTATGAACAACTGCGTGGTGGAGCTGTCCGATGATGAGCGCGAACGGTACGAGGAGCTTAGGGCAACGCTGGTACTGCAGCTGCCAGAAAAAGAAATCACGGTCGCAAATGCAGCAGCCCTCACCGGCAAGCTCCTGCAGATGGCAAACGGCGCGATCTACGATGACGACAAGCAGCAGATCCGGATTCACGACCGGAAGCTGGACGCCTTGGAGGATCTGATCGAGGGAGCCAACGGGAAACCAGTGCTGGTGGCCTACTGGTTCAAGCATGACCTTGAGCGGATCAAGTCCCGTTTCAAAGTCCGGGAAATCAAGACCTCTGCCGATATCCGCGACTGGAATGCCGGAATTATACCGGTGGCCGTCATCCACCCGGCCTCAGCCGGACATGGCCTCAACCTGCAGGCAGGAGGCTCCACCCTCATCTGGTTTGGCCTCACATGGTCACTGGAGCTTTACCAGCAGACCAATGCCCGTCTCTGGAGGCAGGGACAATCCGAGACCGTCGTCATCCACCACATCATCACGGACGACACTGTGGATGGCCGCGTTCTGAAGGCACTCCAGAATAAGGAGAAAACACAGGACGGCCTGATTGCTGCAGTAAAGGCCGAGCTGTACCGATGACAATCAGAGTCAAATCACGAAAACCAGAGTCAATCCGAGGATTACGAGAATCGGAGGTGAGACTTTGAACCCATACGAGGAACTGGCAAATGCCATCGTCCTGCAGGCCGTAAAAGACTACCGGCTCACGGATGACGAGGCAGAGCTTGCCGAAATCGAGCGCTTCTTCCGCTCCGGCTGGTTTGGTGTTCTATCAAAAGTCGACCCGGAGTATCTCATCAGAAAGCTGCGGAAGGAGAAATCGAAATGACAGCAAAGGAATATTTATCACAGGCGCGGACGCTGGATATGCGGATCAAGTCCAAGCTCCAGCAGATTGAGTCCTTAAATGAACTGGCTACCTCCTGCACCATTACCTACAGCGACATGCCCCGGAACCCGAATCACGGAGGCTCCAAGGTGGAACGTGCTGTGCTGAAAATCATCGAACTGCAGGAAAGCCTGAAGAAGGACGTGGAGGATCTGGTGGAACTGAAGGAACAGATCATGGCAACTATTCAGTCCGTTGCCGACGTGGAACTGCAAACCCTGCTGGAGAAGCGGTACCTCTGCTTTCTCTCGTGGGAGAAGATTGCGGTCGAGATGCATTACAGCATCCAGCATATTTACCGGATGCACGACACGGCACTTTCCTGTGTCAGCACCATCATGAGAGCTAATGAGAGGGAATGAGAGTCGCCTCTTATGATAGTATTATGATGGACAAAATGAAATGAACCGGAAGCCTTGTGGGAGCCCGTCTCCTGCAGGGCTTTTCTTATGCCGAAATGGAGGTGACACAGGTGCCAAGAAAACCCAAGCGTCCCTGCTCCTTTCCGGGCTGCCCACGCCTGACTGACGGGCGCTTTTGTCCGGAGCACGAGAAGCTGGAGAACAAACGATACGAAAAGTACGACCGCGATCCTGCCAGCAAGCGCAGGTACGGACGTGCATGGAAAAGAATCCGCGACCGTTACATGAACGCCCACCCACTCTGCGAGCGCTGCCTTAAGGAAGGCAGGTACGTGAAGGCCGAGCAGGTGCACCACATCAAACCGCTGGCCGAGGGAGGAAATCATAACGAAGAGAACCTGATGTCTCTTTGCACGGCCTGTCATGCGAAGATTCATGCAGATCGCGGAGACCGCTGGCACACCCACTCTGACCGGTAGGGGCGGGTCAAATCTCTACGCCCTGTGCCCCGTGGAACGGGCGTGGGGTCGCGTGTGTGCGTGCGCGTTTTCAAACGGGGAATATACCCCCAGATAAGCGAGGTGATTTTTATGGCTAAGGACGGTACAAACCGAGGCGGTGCCCGGATGGGTGCCGGAGCCAAAAAGAAGCCCTTAGCTGACAAGATCGCTGAGGGCAATCCGGGCAAGCGAGCGCTGACTGTCATCGACTTCGATTCTCACGCAGCCGATTTGGAAGGTCAACCGATGCCCAAACCGTCGCGGCTCCTGTCCGCAAAGCAGAAGGACGGGAAAAAGCTGCAGGCGGCAGAAATCTATAAGAACACATGGGAGTGGCTGCATGAACGCGGCTGCTCCTCTTTGGTTTCACCCCAGCTCTTGGAGCGCTATGCCATGAGCTGCGCCCGGTGGATTCAGTGTGAGGAGGCCGTGACGGAGTTTGGCTTCCTCGCCAAGCACCCTACTACCGGGAATGCCATCCAGAGTCCCTACGTCGCTATGGGACAGAACTACATGAGCCAGACCAACCGGCTCTGGATGGAGATCTACCAGATCGTGAAAGAAAACTGTGCCTCCGAGTACACCGGCAGCAATCCGCAGGATGACGTGATGGAACGGCTGCTCCGTGCTCGCAGGGGCGACGCATAGGATCGGAGGAATGATTATGTTTGAGAAAGTGAATCCGGCACACCCGGATAAAGTGGCCGACCGCATCGCCGGTGCCCTTGTGGATCTGGCTTATGAAAAGGAAGCTGATCCGAGGATCGCAGTGGAAGTCCTGATCGGCCACGGTATCTGCCACATCATTGCAGAAACCTCGGTCTCCCTCTCCCGTGATGAGGTGGAGGCTGTCGTAAACCGCATCGCCGGAAACCTTGTGGCCGATTACCGCGAGGTACCGCAGGATGCCCACCTGTCAGATAACCAGAAGGACGGTATCCGCTGCGGCGACAACGGGATCTTCAAAGGCGTCCCGGTGACAAGGGAGCAGAAAGCCCTCTCCGCCATCGCCAGAAGCATCTACCAGAAATACGGCACGGATGGAAAGTACATTGTTGACGAGGCAAGGCTGATCATCTGCCAGAGCAACGCTTCGACAGAGGAACTGAAAAGCCTCTATCCCGGAGCCGAGGTCAATCCCCTCGGTGACTGGTCTGGCGGCACGGATGTGGATTCCGGAGCGACCAACCGAAAGCTCGGTTCCGACATGGCAGACTCCGTCACGGGCGGTGGCCTGCATGGAAAGGATCTCAGCAAGGCTGATGTCAGCGTGAACATTTACGCTTGGCTGCAGGCACAGGAAACGGGCATTCCGGTCGAGGTCTGCTGCGCCATTGGCGATACCAGCATTGACGGTGTTCCGTACAGAGAAATTGTAGAAACAGCGAGGGACTACATCCGCTCCATCGGCGGTTTTGAGAAGTTCGCTGAGTGGGGTTTGGTATGAATATTGAAAAGAAAAATGTAAAAGACCTGCTCCCGGCTGACTACAATCCGCGTAAGGATTTGAAGCCCGGAGATCCGGAATATGAAAAGTTGAAGCGCTCCATCGAGCAGTTTGGCTATGTGGAGCCGGTCATCTGGAATGAAAAAACCGGTCGCGTGGTCGGCGGCCACCAGCGCCTGAAGGTGCTGACGGACATGGGCATCACCGAGGTGGATGTCGTGGTCGTTGACATGGATACCGAGAAGGAAAAGGCGCTCAACATCGCCCTGAACAAGATCAGCGGTGAATGGGATACGGAAAAGCTCGCTCTGGTCATCGCCGACCTGCAGGGCACGGACTTCGACGTCTCCCTCACCGGCTTTGATCCGGAGGAGCTGGAGGATCTGTTCCGGGACGATGTAAAGGGTGGCGTCAAGGAGGACGACTTCGATGTGGAGGCGGAGCTTAAAAAGCCCACCTTCTCCAAGGCCGGTGACCTCTGGATGCTCGGCGAGCACCGCCTTTTCTGTGGGGACTCCACGAAGCCTGAAACCTTCGACCTTCTGATGAACGGCAAGAAGGCAAACCTCGTGGTGACCGATCCCCCGTACAACGTGGACTACAAAGGCAGCGCCGGGAAAATCAAGAATGACAGCATGGCCGAGGATCAGTTCGAGCAGTTCCTGCTTGCTGCCTACCAGCAGATGGAGGCAGCGATGGCGGATGACGCCTCGATCTACGTGTTCCATTCCGACTCCCACGGTCTTGCCTTCCGTAAGGCCTTTGAGGAGGCTGGCTTCTATCTCTCCGGATGCTGCATCTGGAAGAAACAGTCGCTGGTGCTGGGCAGAAGCCCCTACCAGTGGCAGCACGAGCCGG